ATGCAACATCTTTAAACGAATGGGGTTCAAATGTGAATCTTGCTGTTGAAGATAATGGCGACGGACTAGTAAGTAGAGACGAGTACTTAGGTGTATTTTATCCATGGGGCTTCTCAAGCGATAACGCAGGTAACAACGTAGTTGTTCCAGCTTCACACATGGCACTACGTACTATTGCACTAAGTGATCAAGTTAGCTTTCCATGGTTTGCACCAGCAGGTACAAGACGTGGTGGCGTAACTAACGCAACAGCGGCAGGTTACATTAGTGATGAAGGCGAATTTGTAAGTGTAGCGTTGAACGAAGGACAACGTGATACACTTTACGGAAATGCTGTTAACCCAATTACATTCTTAAGCGGAAGTGGTTTAGTAGTATTTGGACAGAAAACAAGAGCAAGAAATGCAAGTGCATTAGATAGAATTAATGTTGCACGTTTAGTAATTTACATGCGTTCACAACTTAATAAACTTGCAAAACCTTACTTGTTTGAACCAAACGATAAAATAACAAGAGATGAAATAAAAGGTGCAGCAGAAAGTCTAATGCTAGAATTAGTTGGACAAAGAGCACTTTATGATTTCCTAGTTGTATGTGATGAAAGTAACAACACACCAAGTAGAATAGATCGTAATGAACTATATCTTGACATTGCAATTGAACCAGTTAAGGCAGTAGAATTTATATTCATTCCACTTAGACTTAAAAATACAGGAGAAATTGCAGGACTTTAATTAAGTAATTGGACCCCTGATAAAAGGGGTCCTTACTTTGATAAATACTAGCAACAGGAGAAAATATAAATGGCAATCTCAACATTATCAAAAATTACAGTACCACTAGCTAGTGACTCTAGCGCAAGTAACCAAGGCTTATTAATGCCTAAGTTACAATATCGCTTTAGGGTAACATTAGAAAACTTCGGAGTAAGTGGTAACACAACAGAACTAACAAAACAAGTAGTAGACGTAACTCGTCCAAACTTAACATTTGAAGAAATTACTTTAGACGTTTACAACTCAAGAAGCTACCTTGCTGGTAAGCATACTTGGGAACCAATTACACTTAATGTAAGAGACGATGTAAGTAACAACGTTACTAAGCAAGTTGGCGAGCAATTGCAGAAACAATTTGATTTCTTTGAACAGTCAAGTGCTGCTTCAGGCATTGATTACAAATTTGTAACACGTATCGAAATGTTAGACGGCGGCAACGGCGCTAACGAAGTAGGTGTATTAGAAACTTGGGAGTGCTACGGCTGCTTCTTAACTAATGCAAACTACAACACATTAAACTATGCTACAAATGATCCAGCAACTATTGCATTATCAATTAGATATGATAACGCAGTACAATCACCAACAGGTACTGGCATTGGTACAGCAGTTGGACGTACAGTTAATACTCTAGTAACTGGCGGCGGTGGCGCAGGCTAATTACTTAACTAAGTAGATTGTCAAACGAAAAAGGAGTCTTAGGGCTCCTTTTTTATTATATGCGCACTTTCCACTAAGGATAAATATTAGTATGGCAAATAAATTAAATGGATTCTTAGATAATTTTTTCAGCGGCGCAACTAACCCAAAAGGGATTGTTGGTGATTTCCAACATGCTCAAAGACTGTATGTTGATAGTGCATTTCGTCTTGCTCCAAAAACAAAATTTTTATATTTTATAAATTTTAATTTTACAGATTCAGTATTACGTGCATTTCCAAAAATGACACAGCGACATAGAGCAGAAATGAATATGTTGTGTAAGCAAGTAGACTTGCCTCAATATACTGCTGCTGTTGATACAAAGAATCAATACAACAGAAAAAAGAATATACAAACTAGATTAGATTATAGTCCGGTTTCTATCATTATGCACGATGATAATGTTGGTGTTACTAACTCGTTAATGCAAGCATACTATAGATATTATTATAGAGATGGAAATATATCGGACATTAGTGCAACATACGATCCTCGTAGTACATACAAAGAAGCAAATGGAAGAACATATCGATTTGGTTTAGACAATGATAAAGTCGAACCATTTTTTAAGAATATAAAACTATATCAGTTTAGTAGACATCAGTATCAAGAATACACTTTAGTTAATCCTATAATTACATCATGGGGACACGACACTATGGATCAAACAGACGGCCAAGGTGTTGTAGAAAATAAAATGTCACTAAATTATGAATCAGTATTATACTCTGATGGCGCAGTAGGCGAAGATGAACCGGCAACATTTGCTACTTCACATTATGACAAAACTCCAAGTCCACTAAGCGTTGAAGGTGGCGGCGTAGCAAACTTATTTGGCGGCGGCGGCATACTAGACGGAGCGTCAAGTGTGCTAGGTGATATTACAAGTGGTAATGTTGGCTTAGGCACATTACTTGGTGCAGCAAACACTATTAGAAACGCAAAAGATTTATCGTTAGATAGTATTAAACGAGAAGGCTTTGGATTATTAACTGATGCAGTTGTAAGTGCAGGACAGAATCCAAGCCCAGGCGGCATAACTGGCACATTTTTTGGTAAGACTTCCGGCAAGGGAACAGAAACTACACAAGCAACTAGTAAAAATAATAATTCAAGTGCCGCAGCTAAATCTGCAAAAATTGGACAAGCACAAGAAGCAAATAACTTACCAAATACACAAACAGGAACTTAAAGAATGGCATTTACAGGAAACATACCTCAAAAAAAGTTTACATCAAGTGACGACTCGGTTAGAGAATTCTTTGATAGTTACTATTCAGCAAGATTAGAATTTTCAGCTAATGAAGTTGACGCAGTAATTACGTATTTTGAAAAAAGAGGTTTTGAAAAAACAGCAGCGTATAGTATTGCAACTATACTAATGAAACAAGCAAAAATAGATCAGTTACCTGTTTTTAAATTATTAGATAGTTTAAAGGGATTTACTGAAGTACAACTTAGTACATTAGTTACAGAAATACTTAACTATAATCGATCTAAAACTAGTACGTTAGGATTTAGATTAGAAAATCAAGAAACTTTAGTTGAATCAAGAAATGTAGAAGTATTTGATACACCTGAAGATATTAATAACGTAGAAGAGGACTACTTAGTTCTTGGATATGTTGAACCAGGATATGTAGGAGACAACTAATGGCAATAATTTTAAGAGCAGATAAAGGAGATCCGTTAACATATGCAGAGATGGACGGAAATTTTATAGACTTAAACACTAGAGTTATAAGTGTAACAACTCTTGCATCAACTCCGGTACAATGGGACAGTATACAAAACAAACCAGATTTATTTGGTGGCAATTATAACTTTTTAACTAACAAGCCAACTATTCCTGTTAATTTACAGGACTTAGGAAATTGTTCAGATACTGGTGCTACTATTGGACAAGTACTACAATGGTCTGGTACAGAATGGGGACCAGCAGATGAAAGCAATACTGTAGATTTATCTTCTTATATTCAGGCTGGAACAGCTAATGCTATCACAGAAAATATGATTTTTGAAGATGTAGTTACGTCTAGAGAACTTGCATCTGGTGCAGTAGATACTGGCGTAGATACTCATTTAAATCAAAGTTCAGCAACTTCTAATCAAATATTAAGCTGGGACGGTACTGATTATGAATGGGTAGATCAAGCAGGCTCAGGCGCATCATATTCAGATTCAGACGCTATTAGTGCTGTCACAGGCTCCGATTTAGACATGGGCGGCAATAAAGTATTGTTTGGTAACGTGTATTCTACAGAAGCTGGCTTACCAGATGCTTCAGCATATCATGGTATGTTTGCACATGTACACGGAACAGGTGCTGCATATTTTGCACACAGTGGTAGTTGGGTACAACTTGCAAATAACGCAGATATCGGCGGCAGTTCATTTAGTGGAAGTTATACTGATCTAACAAATAAACCTACTATACCAGCAGATGTTAATGAGCTTTCGGACAACGACGGACTACTAGGCGGAGGCGGCGGGTCATCTTACACTGATGGTAATGTAGATACTCACTTAAATACAAGTGGTGCTTCAAGTGGGCAAATACTAAGTTGGGACGGTTCGGACTATGCATGGGTAGCAGACCAAACAGCATCAGCAAATGCAAATGCAAGTGGTATTGTATACGACTTAGCAGATCCATCAAACACAGTTATACTTTATTCGGGTGATGCAGTAACTGAGGCAAGATTTGCTGGTGATGTTATTAAAAGAGACGGCACAGTAGTTGTTGATGTTTCAAGTTCTAGTACTACGTTTACTGGTACGTTGGCAGGTACAGCAGCTGGTAATAGTACTACACCAACAGGCTCGCATACAATACTTAACGTGGGTACAGATGGCACAGACAGCAGTTTAACAATTAATGATATTACAGCTAACGGCGATGTTGACTTTACTGATGCAACAGTTACTATTAGTAACTTTACAAGTGCCGGTACTGGCAATTTATCACTAGATAGTGCAGCAAGTGTAAACATTACAGCAACAGATGATGTAAACATTAATGGCACAGCAAACTTTGATAGCGTGTTTAAATTAACACCATTAAGTTCTGCACCAACAAGTCCTGAGCCAGGAACATTTGCAGTAGCTGATAACGTCAGTTGGGACCCCGCAAACTCAGCTAATAGTAGACCTTACCCTGTATTTTGGGACGGCGCTATTTGGGTAAATCTATATTAAGGTAGAATTGAATGGAAAAAGAGTATTCAGTAATAGCAGTGTCAAGAGAACATTTACCTGATCTAGAAGCAGAAATTACTGCAAGCTCAGGAGAAGGACCTATACCTAGTAGAAGTGTTAACATTGCTAATGCTCGTCCAGGATCAAAAATACAAACACACTTTATGCTTACAGATGAAGAAGCCGAAGCACTACGATTAGATTCAAGAGTACGTGCAGTAGAAGAACCTCCCGAAAATAGAGACGATATCCAAATAGGATTAAATGCTAGTCAAAATAATATATTTTATAGAGGTGACAACAGTGCTACAGTAAATGTAAATTGGGGATTACGGCGTTGTATTGAGCCAACTAATGTATATGCTTCTTCGACTACTACAGCAGGCGATTATACATATTCGTTAACTGGCAAAGGTGTAGATATTGTAATACAGGATAGCGGCGTAGATGTAAATCATCCAGAATGGAATGATGCTAACGGCATATCTAGATTTCAAGTAATAGATTGGTATCAAGCATGTGGTATATCAGGAACACAAGACGCTAGTTTTTATGATGATTACGATGGACACGGCACTCATTGCGCAGGCATAGCAGCTGGTAGAACTTATGGTTGGGCAAAAGACGCACACATATATTCACAAAAATTGAATGGATTAGAAGGAACTAATGATCCTGGAAAT